CTGGCCGGCATGGGCCTGGAATGGCCCGAAGGATGCGCGCTCGTCCGCCAGCTCGAGCCCGGGACGGCAGGGACTCACTGGCATGAGCTCAGCGACCCGGGCGCGCCCGCCGATCTTGAGGGCCGCGAGGTCGACCTTCGGCTCGGGCGCGGCGAGGACGGCGAGCCGGTCATCCGGTCCCGCCGCGCCATCGAGGTGCACAAGGCGCCAGGCGAGGACGACACCGGCCTTCCCTGCTGCGGCATCCACCCGGCGGACCTTCCCCGGGGTGACCGGGTGAGCCCGGACCCGGAGCTTGCCACCTGCGGGGGTGCCGCATGGGCAGCCTGACGGTAGAGACCCGCGCCGACGTCTCCGGAGCGCTCGCCGACGGCACGGCCGAGAGCCTGCTGACAGACCTGACGGACCGGATCACGCAGCGGATCGCCGACGAGGCGATGAACGGCCTGAAGTCCTTCGACATGGACAAGAGCGGCCGCGCGCACGGCGGATTCCAGTCGAGCCTGAAGCAGGTCGGCCTGGGCTCGTCGATCGTGATCCCCGGCCCGATGATCACGGGCGTGACCTGGACTCCGTGGCTTGAGGGCACCAGCTCGCGGAACAGCAGCACCGGGTTCAAGGGCTACAAGCCGTTCGCCAGGACTGCCCGCGAGCTCAACGCCGGGAAGGCCGGGCAAGTCGCCGATGACGAGGTGGCCAGGTACGTCGCCGAGATCGGCGGCGACTGATGTCAGGTAAAACCTCGGGCCTCGGCGACCAGTTTCTCTTCAACGGGTTCCTGGTCGGCGGCGACATCTCGGACGTGGCACTCTCGGGCGGCCCGGCACCGCTCGATGTCACCGGCCTGCCGGTATCGGGTCACGAGCGGATCGGCGGCCTCCGCGACGGGTCGGTCGGCGTCACGACCTTCCATGACATGGGCGCGGGACTGGCCCACGCGGCGTTCTCGCCGCTGCTGACCTCTGACGTGATCGCCTGCTACCTGCGCGGCCAGTCGATCGGGAACCCGGCCGCGAACTGCGTGGCCAGGCAGATCGGCTACGACCTGACCCGCGCCGCCGACGGGTCGCTGACCTTCAAGGTCGAGGGCAACGGCGACGGCTTCGGCCTCGAATGGGGCCTCCAGCTCACCCCCGGGCCCAGGACGGACACTGCGGCGACCGCCGGGACGGCGCTGGACAACGCCGCGTCGTCGGCGTTCGGCGCGCAGGCCTACCTGCAGGCGGTCAGCTTCACCGGGACCGATGTCACGGTCAAGGTGCAGCACTCGGCCGACAACTCGGCCTGGGCCGACCTGATCACGTTCGCCCAGATCACGGGCTCGGTTCCGCTGGCGCAGCGGCTGGCGGTCAGCAACTCGGCCACCGTGAACCGGTACCTGCGGGCGGCGACCGTGACGACCGGGGGCTTCACCAGCCTGAAGTTCGCGGTGAACGCCATCCGCAACCAGGTCGCCGGGGTGGTGTTCTGATGGGCCTCCTGATCGCGCGCCCGGTTCACCGGGCGGCACCGAAGCTGCCGGTCACCGCACTGCGGACCTTCGAGGTCTCCGTCCCGCTGGAGACGCACTGGCGTCCGGCGACGTGCGCGGAAATCCGGTGCGGCCACTACCTGAACGGGTGGGCCGTCCACGTCGAGGCGCTGACCCCCGATCTCGTGCACACGGCCAGGACGTCCGGCCGCCGGTACCGCGAGGAGCACCTCGGCGAGGGCCAGACCTGGCTCGTCTTCGAGGCCGGGCAGCCCTGCTTCAAGGCCAGCGGGCACCGGATCCGGACCGGGCGGCCGGAACTGTACTCCCAGCGGGACGGGGACTGGCGCGGCAATCCGACCGGCTGGGAACGGGACCGCCTCAGGCCCGGTGACTGGGTGGACGCGTTCGCGAACCACCAGGACCGGCTCGTCACTCGCATAGGAAGGGGATAGGCCCAATGAAGGAGTCTGGGCTCGGAATGTCGGTATTCCAGGTGGCTGATGCCTCATCCAGCCTCCAGGACCTCCGCAACGACTTCACCAACTACACCGTCTCGACGCCCCGGGCCGAGCAGGACGTGACCGGCCTGAACGAGTCAGCGCACGAGCGCATCCTGCTCCTGGCCGACGCTGCGGTCGAGGTGGACATGGTGTTCAACCCTGCGTCGAACAAGTCTCACGCCGTGTTCTCCACGGTGCCGAGCACGAGCGTGGCGCGGGCGGTCAACACGACGGTGAACGGGGCGTCACTGAACTTCACCGGCATCTTGTTCACCGACTACAACGTGACCCGCTCGGCAACCGGCGAACTGCTGGCCAAGGCGCCCGGGGTGCTTGCGGACGGCGCGGTTCCCACGTGGAGCTGACCGGTGCGGCCGGGGAGCGGTTCGCGCCGCGCATCTTCCGCGTCACCTTCGGGGAGCCGAGCCGGTGGCACGGCCTGGAGGCGCGGATCACGGACGCGCCCGCCGGGCCGCTGGTGAACCTGCTGATGGCCGAGCCGCTCGCCGCCGAGGTCGCGGCCGGGAGCCCCGGCGCTATCACCGCAGCTCACCGCGTCGCCGTCGACCTGCTGATCCGCGAGTTCGCTCCCCTCGTCATCGAGTGGAACGTCAACGACCCGATTGGCCTTGAGGTGCAGCCGCACGAGGGCACCCTGCGCGGCCAGGACTTCCAGATGGTGATGGCCCTCTTCCGCGCGTGGCGCGAAGGCCGCGCCGCAGACCCGGTCTCGCCTGAGGCCGACCAGGAGGACGCGGAGGCCGACCTCGCATCCGTCCCGATGGCACCCGTTCCCGCTGCGGTCCCGGGGTGATGAGTGGCCGGCAACTACGTTGAGATCGTCCTCAAGGCACGCGACGAGGCCAAGCCGGACATCGACGCGCTGAAGCTCGCGCTCGGCGACCTGAAGGGCCGGGTGGAAACCGCCCTGGTCGAGGTTGACGACGACGAGGCCGAGGCCAGGCTCCTCGCGCTCAGGGCCAGGCTCGACGCGATCGGCAGGAAGGTCGAGAACCCGCGCATCAATGTGCAGGGGGCCGACAAGGCCGTCGCGGACATGGCGGCAGTCGACGTCGCGCTGGACAAGGTCGGCGGCGAGGCGGGGGCGGCGGCGGCTTCGGTCGACCAGCTCAAGCTGTCGCTCGACGAGCTGAACCGCAAGGTGGCCACGGCGCTGGCCAAGGTCGACGACGACGAGGCCAGGGCTAAGCTCCTCGCGCTGAAAGTGAAGCTGGACGAGATCGGGCGGAAAGTCGCGAGCCCGCGCATCAGCGTGGAGGGCGCGGACCGGGCGGTCGCCGAGCTGGCGGCGGTTGATGTCGCGCTGAACGCGGTAGGGAAGAGCGCCGGGCAGGCCGCGGAGGACACCGGCATGGCCATGCCGAGCCTGGCGGCCATCAATCCCATGATGGCAGGGATGGGCGCCGCCGTCGCCACTGCGGTTCCCGTCGTGATCGGAGCCGCCACGAGCCTGGCGGCGATGGGCGCGGCGGCGGCATTCGCCTACCCGGAGCTGAAGCAGGTCTACGACGTGATGACCGGCACCGCGCAGGCGCCGGCGTCGGGGCCGATCGCGGCCGTCGTCAGCCAGCTCCGCGACCTCGAAGGCGAGGCAAAGCAGGTCGCGTCGATGTCGGGCGTCGGCCAGAACCTGATCAGCAAGGCGCTGCCGGCCGGGATCGAGATGACTGAGAACCTGCTGCGCGACATGTCCCCGCTGGCGCGGGCCGGCGCGGTGTCGATCGACGAGATCGCGAAGGCGGGCGAGCGCGTCTCTTCCAGCAGCGGGTTCAGGGGCTTCCTTGACGACCTGGCCAAGCAGGCGCCCGCCGACACGAACGCGCTGCTCGGCCTTGCGGGGTCGGTCGGCGGTGACCTGAAGGCGGCGTTCGAGGCGGCGGCCCCGCACATCGGGCTGACCCTCACTGAGCTCGCGGCCATGGCGGGCGAGCTGAAAGGGCCGCTGTCGACTGCCGTGGGCGGCACCGTGCAGGGCGTGGGCGTCATGGCCGACGTGATGACCGGGGCGATCGGCACCGCGTCCGCGCTGGCCGACGGGGTCTCGGCCGCGTGGGAGGGGGTCTCTCATTCCGTGGGCGGCAGCGCCCAGGACGCCGTGCATTCAGTGGACAGCTTCCGGTCTTCCGAGTCGGCGGTGAAGAACCCGTCCGTTCTCGAGTTCATCGGCGCGCTGAGCGGCAACTTCAGCCTGGTCAACAAGTCAGCCATCGAGTCGGCGACCGCGATGGGGAGGCATGCGGCAGCGGCGCAGAAGGCTGCCGCCGAGGATGCCACCTTCGGCCACCAGATGGACATCGCCTCGGGCAGCGCGGGCACGCTGGCTGACCGGGTCAGCGCGCTGGAGACCGCGATCGGCAGGGAAAGCGACGCCACCGCCGGGGCGCTCGGCGGCTTGGTGTCCTTCCACCAGCAGATGCTGACGACCGCAGCCGCGATGGCGGCCAGCGGCGACAAGGCCGGCTACCTGACCAAGCAGGACCTGGCCACGGCGGCGGCGTTCGCGACCCTGTACGGGGACGCGAAGTCAGCGTCGGGGGCCATCCTGCAGACGGGCGGCACGGCACAGCAGGCAGCGGGGCCGCTGGAGGCGATGCGCGGCGAGATGGAGAAGATCCAGGACCCGACCGCCGCCGAGGCCCAGCTGCTGCGCGAGCTGAACGCCGAGATCGCCGCATTGCACAGCAAGACGATCGTGATCGGCGTGCGGACGGTCGAAGAGGGCACCACCGGCCAGCCGCTGCCGGTCAGCGGCGGCCCCACAGGGCATCCACAGGGAGGCCCTGACGCGATGAAGCCCGGTGTCATGACTCCCGGCGCCATGACACCGGGCGCCATGACGCCGGCTCCGGCCGGCGGAGGACCCGTTCAGCTGCAGATCGCGCCGGGCGGCTCCGGCGCGTTCGAGCGGTTCATGGCGACCTGGATCCGCAGCTACGTGCGCGTTCACGGCGGCGGCGGCCCGCAGTCGGTGCAGCGGGCATTCGGGCGGGCGGCATGAGCGCTCAGTTCACCCTCCCCCCCGACACCAGGGCCATCGGGACCGGCAACCCGCCTGCGGACATGAACGCCCTGGTCGACACGGTCACGGCGATGGGCGCCGGCCAGAACGTCCTCAACACCGCGTTCGCGGGCGGTGCCGACCCCACTGGCGGAGCGGACTCCACGGCAGCGTTCCAGGCTGCCCTGAATGCCTGCGCCGAGGGCCAGTCCGTCTACGCCCCGGCCGGCAACTACCTGATCTCGTCGCCAGTCACCATCCCGCCGTTCGTCGGGCTGCGGGGCGACCCGGCGTCCACGTCGATCGCGGGAGCGGCAGCGGTCGCCCAGGGCGGCGGCGGTACCGTCCTCATCGCCACGGCGTCATTCACCGCCGGGCCGTGGCCGACTGCCGCCGTGATCCTCGTCGTCGACCAGGCCACCGGCGGCTACGCGAACAAGAGCCAGGAACAGCATGTCCGGGACCTGATGATCGCCGGAAGCGCGCTGCCGGGCACCTCGGCCGTGGACGGGATCCAGCTCTATTCCGGGGCCGACTCGATCGGCCAGACCTCGTGGGAGAACATCCTCGTCTACAACATGACCGGCTGGGGTTTCTCGATGCCCAACGGGTCCGGGCAGATCCGGGCCAGGAACGTCATCACGATCAAGTGCGGGACGAATAACTCCCTGAACGCGGGCGGGTTCCAGGTCCAGGCCAGCGACTCGAACTGGCTGTACTGCGAGGCGAACTCCCATTTCGGGGACGCGTGGTCCATCCAGGACGGCTGGGACTCGACGTTCATGATGTGCCACGGAGAGCACTCGGGGAGCGGGTACGGGTTCCATTTCAAGGCGACGGCGACCAACAGCACGCCCGACATCGGTGCCGTCAACTTCATCGGCT